CAACGCTATTGAATACTATAAGATTTAATCGTGGTGCCGGAATACTTAGAAAAATATTAGATGACGGCTCTAAAAGAGATTTAAATGTCTATATTAATAGTGGATTAACTTTAGATGAGGCTGAGATTATAAATAAATCTTGTTGGCATATTAGAGATGTAATAGAATTTATAGCATATGATCCATTATTTTTTGACCCAGTTAATAACGCTTTAACTTTTACTCCATTAGATAGTACTGATTTAACATTCCCAATTACATTCCCAATTACGTTTGGTAAAAGTAACTTGACAAAGAGTGTTGAACTGGTGTATAATGGTACATGGTTATCTTATCCGAAGATAACAATATTAGGACCGATTGACAGTCCTAGTATATCCAATGATACTATTAACGAATCAATATCACTTAATTATAATGTAAGTGCTGGCGAAGAGGTATATATTGATTTATCACATGGTGTTAAATCAGTTATAAACAACTCTGGTACAAATTTAATAGGAACTGTATCTGCGGATAGTGATTTAGGTACATTTAGAATTGAATGTGAGCCTGAAGTACCATCAGGAGTTAATGTAATATCAGTAAACGGTGGTGGTGTAAGTTCGGCCACTAGAATAAAATTAGAATATTATACTAAATATATAGGTATTTAATTAGGAGTTAGTTATGGCTGAAAGTTCATTTTTTTGGTCTTCAATAGCGTATTCAGATGACCAATTTTCAGATGTTTTAAGAAAGTTATTTATAACAGATAGAACAGAACAGGGAGTTATAGAGGGGTATTTGGGAGAATTAGCATGTTCTGGTATAGCATCACCAGTAACAGTAGCATCCGGTGCGGCGATGGTAGACGGGAAATTTTATGAAAATACCGCCAATATAGAAATTACAATTACAAGTCCGGTATCATCTACCAGAATTGATAGAGTTGTTCTTAGAAAAGATTTTACTGCTGAAACAGTAACAGTAGAATTAATTGCAGGTACTGAAGGCACTGGATCACCACCTGCATTAACACAAACAGATGGCACTACTTGGGAAATACCATTATATCAAGTTAGTACCACAACTTCCGGTATTATATCACTTACTGATGAACGTTCATATTTATATACTGCTAATGCCACAGTATGGCGTGCAGATAATGACGGCCCAGATAGCGGACTAAATGCTGATTTATTAGATGATGCTCATAAAAGTACTGACGATACTTTTGCAAGTAATTCGGATAATTTAATACCCAGTGAAAAGGCAATAAAAACGTATATAGAAGATATATTAGGTGATGTTGATTCCTATGGATATACCATATCTAGTGATATTTCTGGAAATAACACTGAATTATTAATACCTTGGACTACTCAATCATTTGGAACCGGAAAAACAGGACAATCCTTACCATCTAGTAATATATATATTAAATCAAATGGTACTTGGGAAATTACAGCTAAAGTTGCATATCATCAAAATATAGGTGGCTATACATACAAACCAAGAGGTCATATAGAGATATTATTAAATGGAACTCAAATAGCAACTAGCGGTGATGGGTCAGATAATTCAAATTTTTATGGCGATGACTACGATACAAGTTTTACTTTATCTGTACCAGTAGTAAATGTAACTACTTCAAATTACATATCAGTAAAATTTTGTGATGATCACAATGAAACATCAAATGTATATGCCACAACACATGGTGGCACACATGTAATTCTTAAAAAATTGGAATCTAAATAAATGTCATTAAATTTTATACCAGCTAAATACCTATTAAGAGTTTATAATACGTCGTATGTTCTACAGGGCATAATCGGTGATTTTATATCTTTGAATATAAATCATAAAAAAAATCAACCATCATCTTGTACTGTCGTTTTATCAGATGAATCTAAAAAAGATTTATTTTCACTTGACGGTAGATTAGAGGTTGTGAGAGCAGTTCCTAACTGGGATATTAGTTGGTATAAAGAATGGGAAGGAATGTTTATAGGATTTGATCCTATAAGTAAAAGTGATGGTGGTATTGTAAATATAACTGCTTCATTTGTAGGATTAGAAGATTTAATTGCTAGACGTATTGTAGGATATTATCCTGATACTATATATTCAACTAAAAATGGTATGGCTGAAGCCGTCATAAAAGATTATATAGAAGAAAATATGGGGGCAACAGCTACTGCCCCACCACGTATAATAGATGGAGTCGTCAGTGATTTAACTATTGAAGCTGATAATGGTTATGGAGAATCTACGCTTTCTAGTTCTGGATTTGATAGTCTTTTATCTACTATTACGTCAATTTGTGATGATAATAATTTATGTTTCTATATTGAGGGTGATAGTGATGGTACTGCTGGATTTACTTTTAAAGTTACTGATGGGATAGTAGGAAATAATAAAACTGTTGACGGATTAAATCCAAATACCGGACTTAATTCTTATGGCAATGTTCCAGTTGTATTTTCTGAAATGTTTGATAATCTCGAAAACCCACAACTAACTACTATTAGGGCAGATGAAAAAAATGTCATAATATCTACATCTACAGGTACTGGATCTGATATAGGTGCATATTTATCATCTAACACATCGGCCATGGCTGAATCAATATATAATCAACGTGAAGTTGTTGTTAATGTGTCTACACAAGACTCTACATATAATCAATTACAATCTAATTCAGAATTACAATTAGAGAAAAATAAATATAAAGTTAAAATATCATTTACCCCAAAACAAACTCCAACATCTTCTTATGGAAATCATTATTGGTTTGGTGATGTTATTACTGCATCATTATTTGGAACAACCACTAATTTTGAAATAACGGAAGTTAATATAACCATAGGAGAATCAGAAGAGGCTATTCAATTGACATTAGAGGAGTATGATGGCTAACGAAATAAATGATGCCTTAAGAGCCATAATTAAAGAAGTAAATACAGCATCTAGTAGAATTAGACAGCTTGAAAAAAGCTGGTTTGTTTCTGTAAAGATAAAAGAAGATACTGGAGATCCTCCTACAAGTGATGCTCATTCTGGTGATGTTGTTATTAACAATGCTGACGGTACTGTTAAGATATTTGACGGTATTCAATGGCGTTTACTTGATTATGGTAATGGAGAAACACCAGATCCTGTTACTTCACACACTACGGCTGAAACTACTTTAAGTGGTTATCGTATAGTATTTAATTTTCCAGCAGATACATCTGCCGTTAAGGAATATGTTTTATATTCTGATAGTGATGCTGGCGGGTCTACTAAAACAGAACGTGCTAGAACCACTGGCAATTCATTTGATATAACATACCAAACTGCTGCAGGAGATAATTATTTTTGGATATATTCTGTAGGATTTAGTGGATTATTGTCTACTGGTTATTCTGTAGGTCAAATAGTAAGTTCTATAGATACTCCGACATTAGGCTTTACAGTAACTGCTGTTGAGTTTGGCGGATATGTAGCTTCTTGGGGGAAAATAGATGATGCTGTTGCTTACAGAGTAAAAGGTGCAACTGATGCATCTGGCACTAATGAATCTATTTTATGGGAAGGCAACGCCTTAACTACCCCAACATTAAAAGAACTTGGAGTTACACATTTTGCTGTTGCTGCTGTTGCAGTAGATGGTAACCTATCTGGATACACTAGCTGGATCACGGATGACCGCAATCCACCGCAACCATCAATTGTTGTGAGTATTATCGCATCTGATAAAATACAAATATCAATAACATCTGACGATACATCACATACGTCAGCAGGTTTTGGATGGTATCGTATTAGACGTGCTGATGATGAATTTGGCTCAGTCAATGTTACTACTATTGATGAGCCTGTTTATTTTGAGCAATTTCCTTATACAATAAATCAAGATAGTTTTTCTTTACGTTATTACGAAATAACGCCGTATGATTGGGCGGGTAACGCAGGGACTTCAACAGATTGGTTAAGGTCAGCAACATTTGAAATAAATAAAACAACTTATAAAGATTTATTTGATTCTTATAGTGTTAATGAACTAACGCCACTAGAATCTATTTATACATTACCAATTGATGACT